AATCCAAACACCTTTTGGTTATATCCGGGAAGAAACCTTAAAAGATTTAATTGAGGGTTACAAAGAGGGGACTATTACTTCTGACACTTTAGCACGTCAAGTCGGTGGTACACACTACAAAAAAGGTGTCCAGCCTTGGACTATCGCCCTTGATTGGGGACTTGACCCGTGGTCACATAATGTGGTAAAATATATCCTCCGCTTTCCTTACAAGAACGGAAAGGAAGACCTAAAGAAGATTCAGCATTATTTGGAGTTTTTGATAGAGAATTACGATGAAGTAAACAACAAGTATTATAAATAGAGAGAAACTATGCCTTTGCTACTCCACGAGATAAAAGAACGGTTAACCGCACTTGATGAAGTAACCTTACTAGAACTACTCAACATCAGCAGTGAAGACATAGTAGAAATGTTCTCAGACCGCATCGAGGACAACGCCGATAAACTAGAAAAGGAAGTTAAATAATATGGCAGCATACAACATGACCCCGTACAACACATTCATCGCCAAGAGCCGGTATAGCCGTTACTTGGACGATAAAGGTCGTCGTGAGCATTGGAATGAAACAGTAGCAAGGTACTTTAACTTTATGGAGAAGCACTTAGCAGAAAAACAGAACTACACACTTACAAAAGAATTGCGTAATGAGTTAGAGACAGCCGTTGTTGCACTTGATGTCGTACCATCTATGCGTGCAGTGATGACAGCAGGACCTGCGCTAGAGCGTCAGAATGTCGCAGCATTTAACTGTTCTTATTTACCAATCGACGACCCCAAAGCCTTTGACGAAGCAATGTATATTCTTCTCTGTGGCACTGGTGTTGGTTTCTCTGTGGAGCAACAATATGTTTCTAAGTTACCTGAAGTGCCGACTCAGTTGTTTGATAGTAAGACTTCTATTGTTGTGTCGGATTCTAAAGAAGGATGGGCAAAATCACTTCGTCAACTCATCGCTCTTTTGTATGCTGGCGAGATTCCAAAATTTGACGTATCTCGAGTTAGACCAGCAGGAGCAAGACTCAAAACCTTCGGTGGACGAGCTTCTGGACCCGGACCTCTGGAAGAACTTTATCGCTTCTGTGTCATCAAATTCAAAGGAGCAGTTGGTCGCCGTCTCAGTTCCCTTGAGTGCCATGATATTCTGTGCAAAATCGGGGAAGTTGTTGTTGTGGGTGGAGTCCGACGGTCAGCAATGATTAGTCTGTCTGATTTGTCAGACGACAAGATGGCTCACGCTAAAGCAGGTAACTGGTGGGATGGTCAAGGACAGCGTGCATTAGCAAACAACTCTGCTACTTACACTGAGACACCTTCTATTGGTCAGTTCATGCGTGAATGGAGTTCTATTTACGAATCACACTCAGGAGAGCGTGGTATCTTTAATCGTGATGCTTCTCAGGTACAGGCTGCTAAGAATGGACGACGTGATGCGACTTATGCTTTTGGTACAAACCCATGTTCAGAGATTATTCTCCGTCCTTACCAGTTCTGTAATCTATCCTCTTGCATCATTCGTGCTGATGATACTGAAGATAGCATTGCTAACAAGATTCGTCTTGCTACCATTTTGGGTACTTTTCAGGCTAGTCTTACAGACTTCCCTTACCTGCGTAAGATTTGGCAAAAGAACACCGAGGAGGAGGCGCTTTTAGGTGTGTCGATGACTGGTATTTGCGACAACACGCTACTCAATAGCCCCGATGATGAATCATTACCTGCTCGATTGGAGAAACTTCGTGACCTTGCTGTTGCTACTAATGCTGAGTTTGCTAGTGCTATTGGAATCAATCAGAGTGTTGCGGTCACGGCTGTTAAGCCGGAAGGAACTGTATCACAACTCTGCTCTACCGCATCTGGCATCCACCCTCAGCATAGTAAGTATTATATTCGCCGTGTACGAGCTGATAACAAAGACCCTTTAACACAGTTTATGATTCAAGCAGGATTTGTTGCAGAGCCTTGTGTGATGAAGCCTGAGTCAACAACAGTATTTAGTTTTCCTGTTGCTGTGGCTGATGGTGCGTTACTGCGTGAAGACTTGACTGCTATTCAGCATCTACGCTTGTGGTTAATCTTCCAGCGTCACTACTGTGAGCATAAGCCGTCAGTAACTATCTCTGTCTTGGAGAAAGAATGGATGGATGTCGGAGCATGGACATTTAAGCACTTCGATGAAGTTACTGGTGTGTCTTTCCTACCGATGGATGGTGGCACTTACAAGCAAGCGCCTTACGAAGAATGTGACGAGGAGACTTACAACAAGTTAAAGTCGTTAGTTCCTGATACAGTAGATTGGGAGAACTTCAAAGAGTATGACGATAATGTCGAAGGCGCTCAAATGTTAAGTTGCACCGCTGGTGGATGCTCTATCTAATTCCTTGTGTGTTGTAGTGCTTGATGGCAGCCCTTCGGGGCTGTCTTTTTTATGAGACAAACATCGCTCTTTCGTCATTGCGACGAGTAACTAATCCTTTTAGAACCTTACCGCCACCTATCGTGTACTTGAGAAACTCGTCCGCAGCGCCTTCCATGTCTCCACGAAGCACCTTCTGACGGAGGGTTGAACGCTGTAGTGTTCCAAGACCCACATTGAAGCTAAAACTGACAAGAGCATCGAACTGCCCTTGTGTAAGAGGAACAGGACAGTATCGTTCGACACCTCGTTCAAAGCGAGTAAGGTCATCTCTAAGAATGTCATCTACTTCTTTCATTGTTATTGTCCTATTCCATCCTTCCGGGATAGGCAGTGCTTTACGCTCCGCTAAAGGAATACGACCATGGTTGGGGTCAATAACATGACCTACACCGATAGTCCACAAGAGGGCAGGACACTGATACGGCTTAGTCCTTACACCCTCGTGGTGACGGATTACCTCAAGGGCTTTGTCGCTTACTTTCATTTTTTAGAGAAGGCTTGTGTACCGAACCAGAAAGCAATAATAGAAGCTAGAATTTGCATTTCATCTGCATCAAACACCATTGGGATAGCTTCAACAAAAGCAGTACCAGAAGACCAAGCCCACCAGATAGAAGCAATGTCAACCACTATCAATAGGAAGACAAACAAATAGGTCACAGCAGGTCTTACAGAGGCTCTGAGGTTGATAACCCACTGACTAGCACCCTGACCTATAGCGATGTCATGAGCGTACATTGCAGAGCGTTCCTGAGCTTGTGTCTCCATCTGAACTTGCTCTGTCCTAATCTCCTCTATCCGAGCCTGAGCAATAAAGCCACGCTCCATCATCTGTAGTTCTCTTTCAGTCTGCATACGAGCCAGTTCTAGCTCATGCGACTTATCAGACTTGTCCTGAAAGAAGTCCATCAGTTTAGGTAAACCACCCATTAGGAATGATAAGGCGGTTGAAATTAGTGTTAGCATTACTTGTCTCCCCAGACGATAAGATAAGAAACTACTGCGGCAACTAAGAAGCAATAGAGTTGGACTCGACGAACTGCTTGCATATCTGCATCAAACAGTTTCTTGTTTTGTGCTTCTTGTTTCATTATTCTTTGTTTAATGACCAGAACATCGTCCCATGCTTTAGGACCATATTTGTTCACTACTTCTGCTTTCATACGAAGTTCCATCTTCTTTACTTCTTGGACTAATTCGTATTCTTTAAGAGCCTTCACAACGGTAGTGTCAGGGACAAACTGTTGTTCTTTACGCCTCTCAGCAGCTTTCTGTTGAGCTACTTCTGCACCGTCCTTCTGGACGTTCTCAATACTTTTGGTTAATGATTTAGCACTTACACGAGCAGCATCTAAGCTACCGGTTAAGGTCTTGACTCCTTCGTTTATTCCGTATTGGTCTGACATAGTTATTCATTGTGTGTATAGTGTGTATTATTATTGTGTCAGAAGACGCTGTAACTCTGCATCGCTAATGCCTTGAACAGATACCGAGCCTTGTGGTGGGTTTAAAGCGCCTGTGAGTAAACCTTGATACGCTGAACTTGGCGCTCTTGGTGTTGCTCCTGCAGCAATCTCCTGAACAGCCGACTGAGCCGCACGTCTACGCAATGCTCCTTGCAACAAGTCAGCAGTTAACCCACCGCCAGAGAGTGCAATCGCAGCAGTCGGAGACTGTGTATAGACAGCAGCTCCGCCAGCAGCGGCAAGTTGAGACCGTAAAGGACTAAACCTTGAAATCATCGTCAAGACAGAGTCGAACGGACCGCCTTTGGCTACTGATTTAATGATGTTTTGTTCTGCCGTGGTAAACAGTTTCATCTTGTCTTTGTTTGCAGCTAAGTTTATAAAACCACGACGGATTAACTCGCTCTCAGATGCTTTAGGGTCAATGGCTCTTACTTCTGCTACATTCAAGGCATCTTCAAGCGTCTGCGCCCGACTTGAATTACGCCAGTCTTTACGAGCCGACATAACATCTTTTACTGCTTTATCAAGTCCATCTCGACCAGCAACAATATCTTTACCTGAGATATTGCTAATATAGTCATCTACTCTTGTTACAGCAACACTACCTAAGCGACGTACATCAGGGTCTGCGCTTCCTTTTAAGTCGTTCAGCATTGCTCTCATCTTGTCTAACGAACTGAAAGGCAGTACAGGACTATCTCCAAGCACTCGAGCCATTTCATTTAGACGAGCAGTAACTTCTCTAGCAGAATCTGTACCCGGAACCATACGAGCATCATCTAATGCTGTACCAATGTTCTTAAACATATTCTGCACACTCTCAGGCTTCAGTGTAATACCTGCGTCATCCACTGCTTGATAAGACTGCGCTGCTCTGTCTTTAACCTGAGCAATAGTTTCACGAGGACGATATTTATAGTCAATACCTTTACCTGTCGCAGCCGCAACTACTGTGCCAGTTAAGATACCAGCAATCGTTGCAGCAGTGTCGCTACCTGTCACTTCTTTAACCACTTCAGCAGTTGGCTGTGCTACTAAGCCAGCAGCAGCAGATGCAGGAACTTGACGAATTAAGTCTGCAGCAAGAATAGGAACATTGGGGGCTAACTTGGCTAAACCAGCAGTACTTGCCATTGCCTGTGTACCAGACTGAACTGCTCTTTCGATTGCGTTCTCAGGTTCAGGAACACCTGCTTGTGTCAGCATCCGACTCTGTGCTGCAGCAGGAGAAGCCATGCGATAGTCTGAACCAAGTGCTTGTGCGCCTAAATTAACACCGCTTCTAACTGCTTCTAAAGCCATCGTTGCAGGAGAAGTAAACGCTTCGTAGGCTGCACGACCTGTCAGACCCACTTGACGCAAAAGTTCCTGTCCTGTTGACCGTGGCTGTGCTGTTGGCGCAGCAGGGACAGGCGCTAGTGTTGGTGTTGCTTGAGGTTGTCCACCAGCTAATTCTTCTAAATCTGCATCTGACAATTCGGTTGGTGAGTTATAAACTACACCATTGATTGTATACTTAGGCATTATTAATCCTCAATAGTTACGGTAACACCTGACTTGAGTGTTCGTGTTTTAGCAGTAGTTGGTTTTTCTGGTTGAGTTGGTGCAGGTCGTTGCTGACCGCCAAACAATGGTTCAACTTTTTGAGATACACGGCGCTGGTCAACACGAGCCTCTGTACGAGTTTTTGCTTTATCAAGAGCTTCGTTGTATCGCTTTAGTGCTTGCAATGTAGCTTCTGTATCATTACGACCATAAGCAGCAATTAACGCATTAGCAAAACGCAGTACGTCCTTGTCGGTTTGTACACCTTTTTCAGCACTAACTTGTAAATTAACTGCTGTATCAACGGCAGACTTTAATGCCTCGTATGCACGGCTTTCAGGAGTAGAGTTACCTAGTGCATTTTGAGCAATGTATTTAGCGTTCTTTGCAGGTCCTAATTCTAATGTACGGACACCTTTAGAATCTGGAGTTAAATTCAAAATAGATGGCTTCAGTGCCTCACCTTGCGCTAGGTAAGTATCAATAGCTTCAATATCTTTGTCTTCACTCTTTTGTAAACTAGCTGAGAGTGGTTTTGGAGGTGCTTCAGCTTTACCAGCAGCAGCGGCAGCAATTCTAGCCCGTCTGTCTTGCGATTGTGTTAATACTTGTAGAATCTTATCAGGAGAGCCATACTTAGTTACAACGCTAAGAATCTGTTGCTCTGTTGCGTTTGGACCTAGTGCAGACAATTCTGCTCTTAGTCTTTCTTCTTGAGCTGTTGATAGTTCCGCTTTAGCGGCAACCGCTTCTGCCCTTTGAATTTCTCCCGCAGTCTTCTGACGAGTTAGTCCAGCCTGTTCCATACGCTCTGCTTC